GCAGAAGCAGGCACAGGTAAATTTATGGTAAAAGGTATGGGTGCTGCAATACGAGGCGGTTTAACAAAAGGTTCAAGTTAGGAGGACAAAATGGGATTTGATTTTAAAAAGTTTTTAGCGAGTGGTACAAAACCAGTAGAACAACGTGGTAAAGGAGCAAGACCTAAAGGTTCTCCAGAACCGACTGTGTTTAAAGGACCTCAAGATAAAAAAAAGAAAATTGTTGAAAAAAGCAATCAGTTTAGTAAAGCAGTTGAAAAATCACAAAAAAAAGCTAAAGAAAAAAAAGATAGAAACAGAACAAATTTTAGCAGTAAAAATTTAATACAAAAAAATACATCAAAAGTTAAAAAAAACAATGTTAAATTAAAAACTAATTTACCTACTTATAGTCAAATACAAAAAACAAAAAACATACAAGATGCTAAAGATTTATTTAAAGGGTCAAATTTAACCCCAGTTTTTACCGATAAAAAAACAGGTAAATTAAAAGCTGCTGTAACAAGAGAAGATTTAATTAAAAAAGGTTATGACCCAAATAAAAAAAGTTCTTTAACAAAATATTTAAATGAATTAAATAAACAAAATGTTACAATAGCTAAACAACTAGCAGAAAACAAATCTTTAGAAGCTGAAAACAAAGCAAAAGGTTTACCAGGTTTAAAAACAGGTGGTATCACAAAAAGAAGATTTGGTGGTATAGCAATCAAAGGTGTTAAGGACCCAAACAAAATTTTTAAAGGTTAGGATGATATATGGCTACATCAGGGACAACTTCATTCGATTTAAATATAGACGACATAATTCAGGAGGCCTATGAAAGATGTGGAGTACGCACAAATAGTGGGTATGATTTAAAATCAGCAAGAAGAAGTTTAAATATTCTTTTCAGCGAATGGGGAAACCGAGGAGTGCATCTTTGGAAAGTAAGCCTGCAAGAACAACTGTTGACAGCGGGAACGAGAACATACGATGCACCAAGCGATGCAAACGATATATTAGAAGCTTACATAAGCACTACTACGGGACTTACAACTTCAACAAACGAAGTGTCTCTAACTAAAATATCAAGAAGTGAATATGCAGCACTACCTAATAAAGGATCACAAGGTCAACCAAGTCAGTATTTTGTCGATAGACAAACTACACCAAAAATTACTTTGTATCAGACACCAGATGCATCAACATACACGTATTTAAAATATTATTATTTAAAAAGGATAGAGGATGCAGGTTTATATACTAATCAAGCTGACGTGGTTTTTAGATTCATTCCATGTATGGTGGCTGGTCTTGCCTACTATTTAAGTATGAAAAGAGCACCACAATTAGTACAAACCACTAAATTAGTGTATGAAGATGAATTACAAAGAGCATTAACAGAAGATGGTCAAAGAACTTCTGTGTATATTACTCCACAAACTTATTATCCACAAGGTGCATAATGGCTTACGCAAGAGGTAAATACGCAAAAGCAATATCTGATAGATCTGGAATGGCTTTTCCTTACAGAGAAATGGTTACAGAGTGGAATGGTTCATTCGTACATAAATCAGAGTTTGAACCTAAACATCCACAAATAAGAAGGAAGCACATAAAAGCAGATGCTGTGGCTCTAGCTAATGCTAGGCCAAGACAAAAAGATGATAATAAAGATTTTATACTTTACATAAGTAACGGTTTTTTCTCTTCAACTGGGGACTCTGGTATTACAGGTGGAGCAAGTATGTCTCCTGATACTAGTGACAATATATTAGGAACAAAACTTACAGCAGTTGAGGTAACAACATTTTTAGGTTCTGTTGATGTGGTGATATCATGAGTATAACACATTCTGCTTTTTTAACACAAATTCGTAATTATACAGAAGTAGATTCTAATGTTTTGTCTGATACAATACTAGATCAATTTATTAGAAACATTGAATTAGACATTGCTGGCAAAGTAGATTACGATGATATAAGAAAATATGTATTAGCATCTACAACCGCAAGTCAAAGATTTTTAAATACTCCAGACGATATTTTAGTTATAAGGTCTATACAAATTATTAATTCAGGAACAAGAGATTTTTTAGAAAAAAGAGATACCTCTTTTATAGCTGAATTTAATCCTACTGATGCAACGGGACAACCAAAATATTATGCTAACTGGAATGAAAATGTTTTTTTATTAGCACCTGTTCCAGATCAAGTCTATGACATACAAATGAATTATATAAAAAATCCACCTCACTTTAGTTCAACAAATCAAACATTTTTATCTAAATTTCAAGAATCTTTATTATTACATGGTGTGTTAACAGAATGTTTTAGTTATTTAAAAGGTCCTATGGATATGTACAAACTATATCAAAGTAAGTATAATGAAGAGATACAGGCGTTTATGATACAACAAACTGGAAGACGTAGACGTTCTGAATATGATGACGGAGTGATGAGAATGCCCATACCCTCACCATCTCCATAACTTAAAGGAGTAAAATATGGCAATAACAACAAGTGTAGTAGCAAACGTATTTAAAAGAGATGTTTTAAAAGGAACTCATAACTTTACTAATCCTGGTGGAAACACTTTTAAATTAAGTATGTATACATCAAGTGCAACTCTTGGTAAGTCAACAACATCTTATACATCTGATAACGAAGTAAGTTCACCATCAGGTTATTCAGCAACTGGAAAAGCTCTAGCTGCTGTTACACCAGTTTTAAGCACTGATACTGCTGTCGTGGATTTTGCAGATTTATCTTTCGTAGGTGTTACACTTACAGCAAGAGGTGCTTTAATCTATAACGACTCAGCTACTGGTGATCCAGCAGTTGCAGTTTTAGATTTTGGTGGAGATAAAACAGCTACTTCAGGTACATTTACAATACAGTTTCCAACTGCTGACGCATCAAATGCTATTTTAAGAATAGCATAGGAATAAAAAATGGCTAACGCTTGGGGTGAAGCCTCCTGGGGGCAAAACGCTTGGAATAAACAATCGGATGTTGACCAAACACCTACTGGCGTTTCTTCAACAGGTGCAGTCGGTTCTACTACTGTAACAGGAACTTGTACAGTCACAGTTACTGGAGTATCTGCTTCTAGTAATGTAGGAACAGTAACTTCTGGTATAGCTGTAGACCCTTTTACAGTTACAGGTGTTTCTGTAAGTTCTTCAATAGGTTCATCTAGTGTTGGTTTAGGAAGAATAGAAACAGTTACTGGAGTAAGCTCCTCTACTGCAATCGGAGCTATAACCATACCTACAGAATTTTTAATTAACACAGGTTGGGGAAGAGGTGTTTGGAATGGAAGAGCTTGGGGTGAAAGATATTCAGTAGAGGCTACTGGAGTATCAGTAACAAGTGCTGTAGGATCAAGTACAACACAAGCTAATGCAGACGTTTCAGTTACAGGTGTAAGCGTATCAAGTAACGTTGGCTCAGTCACTACAACAGCGTTTGCTACAGTTTCACCAACAGGAGTACAAGGAACTTCTGCTTTGGGAACTATATCACTTGAACAAGATACTAATGAAACAGTAAGTGGTTTAAGTTTAACAAGTGCTATTGGCGATCCAGTTACAGGACAGAAAACTCCAGTTGATGTTACAGGAGCAAGTGTAACAAGTAATGTTGGCTCAGTTACAGTTACAGGAACAGCAAGTTTTACTGTAACAGGTGTTTCCTCAACAGGTGCTGTAGGAAGTATTACACCTATATCAACTTATTCTGTAACAGGTGTTAGCATAACAGGTAATGTTGGAAGTGTGACAATAGATACAATAAGTAACATAGTTCCGACTAGCTTGGTATTGACGCCTAGTGTTGGAACTCCTATACTAATAGTGTGGTCAGAAATCGATACTGGCACAACAGTAACTTGGACTGAAATAGAAACAGCAGCGTAAAGGAAAAAACATATGGCTTCAACATTTTCTACAGACTTAAAACTAGAATTAATGGCGACTGGCGAAAACGCTGGTACTTGGGGAGATAAGACAAATACAAACTTAAATTTATTACAACAAGCAATAGGTGGCTTTGAACAAGTAACATTAAGTGATGGTGGTACTTTAGCTTTAGCTATGAGTGACGCATCATTATCTAATGCTAGAAATATGGTTGTTAAATTTGCAACGATTACATTATCTGGTGCAAGTAATGTAACAGTTCCTGACAGTATAGAAAAATTTTATATCTTTGATGCAACAGCAGTAACTAACCCTACCAACTTAACAATTAAAACAGCAAGTGGTACAGGTTTTACATTAGACCAAGCAAAAATTTATGCAGCTTACGCTGATGGCACAAACCTCAATGAAGTATCTTTAGATACTCTTGGTGGTTCCATAGGCACTGCTGGTATAGCTGATAGTGCAGTTAGTACGGCAAAAATAGCAGATGACGCAGTAACATTTGCAAAATTACAACATTCAAGTGCTGCAAACAGAGTTATTGGTGCACCATCTGCTGGTGCTTTTCAAGAGGTACAAGTTGCAACAGATATGATTGCAGATGACGCAGTAACACAAGCAAAAATAGGTTCAGGTGCAGTAGGTTCTACAGAGATAGCTGACACAGCAGTAACACTAGCTAAATTAGAACATGGAACTTCATCAAACGATGGTAAATTTTTACGAGCAAATAATGGAGCTGATCCTACTTTTGAAACCATAAGTTCAACTCCTGCTGATGGAAGTATTAGCACTGCTAAATTAGCTGATGGTGCAGTCACCACTGCTAAATTAGCTGACACATCAGTAACATTAGCCAAAATTTCTGCTAGTGGAACAAGAAATACTTCTACATTTTTAAGAGGTGATGGAACATTTGCAGTTCCACCAGATGCAATTGACTGTAACTGTAACTGCTAAAAGGATAAATTATGAATTTAAGAAAAAATACACAAACTGATCCTCAATATGAAGGTAAAACGATTACTTTAAAAGATAAAGGTAGTGATGAATTTGAAATTACAATAGATTCAGATACATATCAATTTAATAAAAATACCATATTATTAGATCATAAAACAAAACAAGCTATTAACACACATCATAGTATTTCTGTTTTAGCAGTTCATGATTCTGGTACATTAAAAGCCACAGACCTTTTTAGACATACTCAGCATAATAAGTCTGGTGTAGGAGGAATTAAATATGCTCTAAATATTATACCTTTAGTGTTTGTATTTATACCTTTTGTTGATAGTTCGACAG